ACCACCAGAAGGAATATCAAATGTAGTATTGGATATTGCTGGGTTAATAGTGGCGCTACCTTCCGCAGTAGTTACGGTTGCAGTATTATACTTGCGTGGTCTAAAATCTATCGAAGCACGTAAACTGTTTACTCCATAATATGGAATATCCGCAGTCTGTATTGTAGTATTTGTAGAAGTATCTGTTGAATTGATAGGATATGAATCAACAGAGTAGAAGCCAACACCAGCAGCAGTATTTGCAGTAAACACATCAACATCTACTAGAATCTTTGTAGAAGAAGTAATGTTACTTTTATATTGTGGTTTTAGAACTAGTTGAGCATGGTCGTAATGTTCATTTCTTTGACCATTATCAATTGTAAACCAAGAAAGTCTATCGTTGTTTGTATTGGCATATGTAGTGCCTACATAAACAGCATTAACTTTAACTAAGTCAGAAATACCAAGATTGAATGGTCCTACTGTTCCACTGACATTGTTAGAGCAATCAATTTTTATCTTTACGTTTTTATTTAAATCTTTATTTGCTTGTACAGCAAGATTACGATTTACTGGATAAGAAACATAAGCTGATGTTGCACCAGAATCTAGTGTCTTTTCAAGCACAGCTGTAAACTGAGTATTAGAATTGACATACACAGATTGAATTGGAAGAGGTGAACCTGTAACGAAATACTCTTGAAAATTAGCAGCACTATTTGCTGCACTAATACCAGCATTAATATACATCGTGGCATTAGAAGAAATTGTTGTCACTCTTCTAACATGATATGATGAGCCATCATATATTCTAACTAATGAACCTTCTGATAGTTCTGTTTGGAATAGAGTAGAAGTACCAACAATTGTGATATTGCCAGAAGTAATAGCAATAGTACCAGTTAGATTTGCTGTGTAAACATTAGCTGATGCAAACACATTATACTGATCAATTGATCCAGACCTTAGCGTGGAACCAGCAGTTGATGTAAGTCTTTCAGCACCACCAGCAGCTGGTGTTTCTAGATTTACTACCGTATTACCAGATGAAGCAATAGTTGCTGATGTAATCTGTAGAAAATTATAATCTGTATCATTATCACCATTAGCATTTGTCAATCTCTTTGGCGCTTCAATACCAAGAGAATATATTAGTGAAGCATAATTGCTATCTTTTAGTACAGACTTGCCACCTTCAAGAACAATATCAGCTTTTGCTTTACCATATGTTCCATCTGTGTAGATACTTCTGACGCTCTCAAATGACCTACCACTATTCATTCTAATATTAAAAAGATAAATTGCATACTTAGCAGTTGGGCTTCCCTTTGCTCCAGACTCATATGTAATAGCCTTTACATTAGCCTTACCAATTAATGTTCCACTTGGAGCAGAAGAAGTTCCTTCGTAATCTGAGATAGCATTCTGAGCCGCATTGTATAAACTTACTTCTGATAGAGTTTCAAAGTCGAATGCTCCTAAATATTCATCACAAACAACATAGTTGCCCATATCTGTACTTAGACGAACATTTTGTGAAACTTCAGTCGTTGAAGCTCTTGAGACTTCTACACGACTTGTGTTGATTGAATCTTTTCTTTTACCACGAACATATGCAACACCACTTGAAATCTCATAGTTAAATGATGCAGTGTTTGATGTGTCTCTAGTTTCAATTCTAAATGGCTTTACAACATAATCACCAGATTCTTCATATGTGCGCTGAGCTAAAACATCTTGTAACTTATTATATTCTGGTTCATTATTCTGTTGTGTTGGTTGACTTTCATCAAACTCTACAATAGCAAAGAAGTTTGTATTAGATGTTTCAGCCCTTGTCTTAGCAACCAATGTTGGAGATATCTTTAGACGATGAGCACCTGGGGCGTTAAAGTTGGATGAACCAGCTGCATTATCATATAGTGTTGTATCTTGAGTCTCTTTAATAATAGTCTCAGTGGTATCAAAACCAACTACATAACCATCCACATCGGTATCATAATCTTTAATAGTAATTGTTTGTGGTTCTACCGTAGTGAAGAAACCCTTTTGGTAAATGATACCATCACCAACACCAACACAATACGCATAACCATTAGAAGTAAATGTACCATTTGATGCTAGTGTTTCAATACTATCAATCAAATTGTTTGCAATTAGCTCGCCATACTTAGATTGGTTTGTGTTATAGAAATATAGAGTATCCCCTGGGGCAAATTCATCAACATCATTTCCACCATCATCCGTGCCAGTAACAACGTATGTTAGATACATTCTGTTTGTATTTGGATACTGAGTAGTATAACCTTGCTTTGAAATCTTAGCAATAGCACGGACAGCATTGTTAGAATCAGTGCTATTTGTGATTAGTGTGTTAGCATCTAAATCTAGTACTGTTAAATTTGTATTTGTATTAAATGAATCTGAAAGACTGATATAATGAACATTCGTATAGTATGTAATACCAATACCATCGACTACAGAACCATCCTTAAACATATGATCGCCAAATCTGGAAATCTGGTTCTGTAAAATTGTCTGAAGCTGTGTTAACTCTCTTGCTTGTACAGCAACAGATGGTCTGAAAAGAACACGATGAAATCGCTTATCTTCATTATAATCATCATAGTATGTTGAACTTAGAATTGATAATGTGGAATTACTTAGACCTGCCATTTTGCTTCCTTAGACTTTCAGAATAAGTTTTGTAAGTTCAACTGATGTATTTGATCTTTGAGTAGGTTCTACATAGTTGTAGTAAATCAAATCGCCAGTAAATCTATTAATATCAGGATTATTTATATCAAGAATGAAGGCGTATCCATCAACTGTAGATGGTAATAGTCTATCTGATGTATATTTTTGATATGTCATAGCCGTATTTGAGATAGAGGAGTTTACAGCTGTAATACCATCAGCTTCCGTTACTCTAATCTCTGTATTGCTGATTACATCAGATACTCTATAAACGTACCAAAGACTACCACTATTGAAACTTATTAGATCACTTACTTCAAAATTATATCCATTGGAACTAGTTTCAAATGCAGTTCCATTCCCTGTAATTGTATTGCCGCTGATTGAAATATTACCTGGGAAATCTTCACTAAAAGTGAATACATCAAACTCACCTTCAAACCCAACTGTCTTGATAATAGATGTGTTTGAGTAAGCAGCAATAATAGAGCCAGATTTAGTAGCACTATCAGAAGTCATCACTTCGTTCTTTGGGAATCCTAGTGTCGATGTTGCAATCTCGAATTCATGCATACCAGTAAATGTGTTTCCAGTATAGATATCAGAATTGGAATAATTTTCTGGATCAACTAGAATACCAACTTTTCTAAATTCAACTTCTGTTGGGATTGTATTAGATTCGGAACCAACATGTTGAATGGAAATAGCAAGATCAGAACCACCAAGCTCTTCAACTGGGTTTGATCCATGACCGCCAAGTGGTGGCATAACAACATTAACATTAGCACCAGAACCATATGAACTATTAGCAACAATAGCTGCATTAGCATATGAATAATTCTGACCTCTATTTAAAATACTAACAGTGATAATGGTGTAGTTATTATCTACAGTACAGATAGCTGTTGCATTTGTACCATCACCAGTAATTCGAATATATGGAGAAATTCTAAATTTAGATGTTGTATCAATATCAGTTAAATTGTCTGTTGTTGTAACAAACTTACCAGTAGAGTTTGAAACGTAACTGCTTATCTGAGATAACTGTCCAACACCAGAACCATAATAGATATAGAATCCTGCTTGATTATAAAAACCATTTGCAGAATTAGTATTAGCATCTTGAATTCTAAATGTTGTGCTGATAGTAGAATTACCAAGATTCTGAATAATATCACCATCAGCTACGGTAATATAATTGTTACCAGCATTATTTATTACTAGAACATCAATTGAACCGTTAACAGCAGCTGTTGTGATATCTGTATTGACAACTACTGGAATATAATCTGAAGATGAAAACTTAGTATTTGCATCAGTAGTTAGAGTATACATATACTTCCAAATATAACCATCAGCTGTTTCGAAAGTATTTGTTGTTGTCTCTACAGGTTCAACAGTACTATTTGCGCTGTTATTGTTATAAAGACATTTATAAACCCTACCAGTAGAATTAATTACGAAAAAGTTTTTAGTGTAGAGACTAGAATCATCATCAGTATACTGTGCATACTGTGTTCCAGATTCCCAATTAATTCTTCTAATTAGAAATGCTGCATCAGTAGATTTAATCTTTTTACCAGAGATTATTTCTCTACGAAAATCATACTTCTCTTCTTCAGTATCAAATGGAGTTGATGGCGTATCATTAGCACCTAGCCAATCTGTAGGTTTCGATAATACAAAATAATAGCTGCTATTAGCTGATCCAATCTCATCAACTAGTGCTTGTAGTTGTTTCTTTTTAAAACCTTTAAGTATTACAGCTGACATTTATATTTCCTATGACCATGTAGCTATTGCAGCACGTTTCCAAGTATTCGTACCAACACAGATGTAGATATAACTTGCATCCCAACAAATATCACCAGTCGTTCCTGTATCAGAAGCTGAAGCTGGAGTCTTTGCAGTTCTTACTCTAAACTTGTCACTATTAATATCTAGTGCAGCAGTTGGAGCTGTTGTATTAGCACCAATTCTTTCATTTGTAGTATCAACAAATGAAGAACCAATTGTGACGTTACCAGAGATAGTAGCTGAACCTGTCACTTCCAATTCAACTGATGGAGAACCATTAGCAATACCAAGTCTATTATTTGTTGTATCAATGAATACAGTATTACCATCAATGTTAACATTGGCAGAAATCTTAGCAGTACCAGTAACTTCTAGAGTTGCAGATGGTAGTGTGTTTGCAATACCAACCTTACCACTGAAATAGTTTAGCGTTTCACCAGAAATGTGAATGCCATAATTATTGCTTGCAAATGAACTAGTGTTTCCAGAAATTACACCTCTATAAATATAGTTTACACCAGCATAATTAACTCCATCACCACCATCAATTCTATTATAGTCCATTGTAATAGAACCAGTTACATTACCTGAGACTGTACTATTTGCTGGATAGAAGTAATTATAAACTCCATATACAGTACCAACATTACCTGATGATACTGAACCAATTCTCGTATAATTTGCAATACCATACATTGTAGTTACGGTATTTGAGCTCGTGCCGTTAGAATATTGTGACACCACATTGTATATGCCATTTAGAACATTTACCCTAGCATCAACAGCAGAAGCAGAATTTCCATTATAAGTATAGTTTTGATAGCCATAAACATTAGTATCTTGATCTACACTAGAACTATTTTTATTTTGACTTTCATTTCTAATAAAAGTGTATTTTGCTGTTTTAGTTCTGGCAGCAGTAATTGTTGAATTGCTTATTTTTACAGTGTCTTGATAACTATACCAATTAGCATCCGTACTGTTTGTATCGTTTACATAAATCGTTGCAGCAGATGATGGTGCAGCACCAATTCCAATAGAACCAGTAATATGAGCATTACCAACAACATTTAATTTATTGTTAGCGGTGGTAGCTCCAATTGCAACATTACCAGTACTATGAATAATAAATGGTGTCGAATCTGGATTTGTAGAATCCTCTACAACAAATGCATTCCCAGAACCTTCTTGTGTAACTCTAAAAGCTGTATTAGAGGTATTAACATTAACTGATAGTGTGTGATTAACAACATTATTGGCAATAGTAAGTTTTGTATCAAACTCACTATTGAGGTCTGCTGCTGTTAAAATTGTATTTGCTGTGAATGCCATTATGCTAACCTTGAGCTACCTAATTCAAATGTTGTGGTTAGTAATGAATCAGCTGCATCAAATGAACCTGTAACTGATATCTCTTCTGTAATACTCTCTGTTTCAGATGTACTAAGAACAGCTTTACCAAAAAGTTCATTACCAGCAGTATGCATTACCTTTTTTAATACTTCACCATATTTATACAATGGTTTTGATATTTGTACTTCGTAACTGTATTCTTGATAATAATAACTATCTTGAATGTATTTATCGGAGTCTAACTTACCTCTATTATCTTGCCAAAAGCCTTCTGCTTGACCAACACCAGCACGTGTAACATCTGCTGTTAATGTTAGATAATTGATAGTATCGCAGTTTGCTGTAACGCCAGTTGCAGAACCAACAAGACCTTCATTCTCTTCAAACAATCCAGAATAAGGCGATAGAGTCAAATTAGTTGCACTAACATATCTAACAGTACCAGTCGCTCCTGATACAGAACCAGTAACTGTCTCATATAGACCAAATGTATTTGAAACAACAACGTTAGATTTCACTAGATTGTAAACAGTTGCTGTGATACCAGATGTTCTTCCATAAATCTCACCAGTATTGAAGAATAGCTGTCCAGCGTAATTATTACTACCAGGTGAAGTGTAATTTATATCTACATTAGAACCACCATCTGTAGTGGATACTGCAAAATCAGTTGAATTAGCAAACGTAACATAGTATACTGTATTTGTAGTTAAACCAGTAATACCATTATCAGTGTTTGCAATGTAAACAATCTTATCATTGGCTTGGTATGTATTCTCTACCATGATAGTATCAGCAGTAGCATTAATGTATGAAGCATTAGAGCCCATTGTTACATTAGAAGTTCCAAAGATACTGTTAGAGACAAAGTTGTTTACAGTCATTACAGTACCATTAGCACCAACAACAAAGCCGTTAGCTGTAGAGTAGTCGCCGTTAGCATATATCATTACAATTTGTTCACCATCAACAAAGTCATCTGCTTCGGTTGTAACTAAATCGCCATAAGTGATTGTGTATTTTGGTTCATATGTTGGCGTTGTATTAGATATTGTTAGTAGGACCTTATCTCTATTAACGAATTCCATACCACTAACATCTTTATTATATCCAAATCCTGAGTCGATAAGTCTCAACTCTCTTGCAAGACCACTACCGAATACTAGTCTACCAGATACTGATGCATTGTTACCCCAAATACCACCATTAATAGTATCCTCAATACCAAACTTACGTACTTCAGAATCATAAACAGATACTGTTACAGAACCATTGTAATTTCTACCTGGGTTAATATTAACCAAACCAGATATCTCACCGATCTCGATTCTTTCAATATCAAGTGCTTCGACAATCAATGAATTGATATCAGCACTGATTGCCCAACCAACTCTGTTGAAGTAATGTACAGCAGAATTTGATGCTGGTGTTACACTAACTACAGTGTTTGTTGCTGCATTTGCTGCATCAACGGATAATTGGAAATGTGTAGTGTTAGAATTTATTACAATGTAATCTACGCCATCTGACAATCCATCAATCACTTCACCAACACCATTTGCATTGTACTGAATAGCTTCATAGTCTGAGAAGTTATGATTGTTTACAAAGAAGAAATTATTTGCTCCAGAATCAACATCAGTTGAACCATCAAATCTATACTCATTAGCTCTTGTTAAAGTATGTAATGAACTATTAGATGTAACATCAATATCAATATTTGCACCACCAACCGTAGATGTTAGTGTAAGGAAAGTGTCATTTGCATTTGTTACAAAATAATACTGACCATTTGATAGACCTTGAATTTCTTCAGTAGAAGTGCTAATTGTACCAACACCAGCAGTTGCACCAGACCTACGACCAGTGATAGTTTCTGCTGTGTCAAAGTTTACTGTAGAGTATGGAGATAGCTGAATATGAGTTGAGTTTGCTGCTCTAACAACACCATTTGCTCCAGTTGAATCACCATCAACATATTCATTCAATTCAAATGTACCAGACAAAGATGCAACATCAAACTGTATTGTCTTTACACTATTTCCTTCATATATAACCAATTCATTGTTAACAAAATAATGACTATCTGGTTTCCCCCAACTGCTTGTCCATAGCAAACCGCCAGATAAGTTACCAGTTCCATATCTTGTTAGGCTGTGTTCCGTTCCAACACCAGTATTAGCTAAATTGTTTACCGCTCCAGCAGCAGTTTCTGATAATTGAAATGATACTGTGTTTGGATTTCTTACACTGTATGCTTGTCCATCAACTAGACCACCTATAACTACTTCACCAGCATCCGAATTAGCATGACCACCATCTTGCGTATTAGTTCTATAAACTACAATATCATACTCTTGAAATGGATGACCACTATATAGAATAAGATTACTATTTGCATTTACATTTGCAGATGGATTAAATGATATACGATCATATGTGGCAGGACTGATAGCATCATTGCTTGCCTGTACAATAGTTGAATTGGAAGCAATAAACTCTATATTAGAACCATAGTCAATAATTCTTGTGTTAGCTACTACAGCTAGTGCAATAGTTCTATCAATTTCAAAGTCTTGAGTATTTGTAATTTCAATATCAAAATTAGCATCAATACCAGATGTTGCACCTAGATAACTTACACTTGCTAATGTATATCTTGTGGAGTAACCAAACCCATCAGAGTCTAATTTAAATTGAATTGTACCATTACCAGAAGCTGATGTTCCTGTATTTGCTACAACCACTTTAAGACCAGTACCCAATGTACTATTAGCATATAGAATATCACCAGATTCATGGTCTGAAGATGTGAAATCAATATTAAAAGTTTTAGGTGAACCAATGATCGTTGGAGCATCTATAATAGAAAGACCATCATAAGATACTCTTTCACCTACTTGAAATGTTCCTTCAACATTTGTTAGAAAAAGTATAAAAGAAAACTTAGAACCTACGAATACCTTTTCAGCAGAATCGACGTATGCTACTGCACCAGAAGATGTTCCTACAATTCTTTTTGTATTAAAGTTTCTGAAATAATCACTCTCACTAATTTCAATATATTCACGTTCAATCCAAGCACCATCTGAAGGTTTTAGAATATCAGCGGCTGGAATGTAAACTTGAGCTTCTTCATTGTATAGGAGTCTGAATAATAATTTGAGACCTTCAATTGAACCCTTGGCTCTATAAACATCTAAAATGTGTTTCTGAAGTAATCTCTTATTACCAAGAATGTTTGTCGGAACATTCTTCATATACTTAGATACGAAATTATCTAGAAATGAATCTAGAGTAGTATCAATATCTTTATATGATAAAAGGTTTCTAGTTTTATGGATAGGACCTGATTCACTTTCTAACCATTCAAAATAGGCTTCCACGAACTGAATAAAGTTATCACCTTCTTCATTATAGAAGGCTGGAAACTGAGACCTGATAAAATTAGAAACTGTTTCTGGTGTTAAATGCATTACCTAACCGCTACCATGTTTATTGAAATATCTGAAGGGTCAATGATGATAAACATATTTCTAGTTGCTATCAAGTCAGCATCACTATCGTTTAGTTTACCATATATGTTAATGTAGTTTCCAGTATATCCATAAATGTTCAAAGATACTGTCACATCACCAGTTGTATAATTAACAGTTCCAACATCTCTCGTTAAAATCTGTCTTGTAGAAGTTGCATTACCATCTCTATCTGGAACGAATGAATACACATAAATGCTACCAAGACCATCATCAGAAAGATAAGCAGTATATAGTGTCCCATTGTAGTCGTATTGGAATGCTGTGGAATTAATTACTGTTTCATGTCCAGCTGGTAATTGATATAAAGTATCCTCATAATATAATGGATTGCTAAATGAAAATGCTATAGTCTCTGTTGTCTGAACATTTGGAGACCATTTCTTAGATGGCTGCAATTTAGTTGTATTGCCAATGATAGCTGTGTTTGTATCATCAATTGCTTTCAAGAGCTTTGAGAATGAAACGTCTGCACCAAAGTCTGTTAGATAGGCACTATTAAAAGCAACAATACTATTCTTGATATCAGATACCAACTGCTGTGGAGAATTAGTAGTATTGTTTGGATTGTACTTCACAGATGAAACAATCTGAGCATAGATGTAATCTGGGTCTTGCAATACAGGCTCTGTAGTTAGATTCTTGAGTCTAAGATAAGCAATGATACTATCTTTTAGTGACTGTGAAATTAAACCTTCAGTGCCATATGGTTTAGCAGAAATAATTACTTTACCATATTGCTTTGGCTCTACTTCCTCACCACCATATGCAGTAACAGCTTGTAGCTGTGGATACTTAGCTTTAGTTAGATTGATATAATCTTCTTTTGTTACAGCACGTTCTTGAGTAGTAAAGAATCTTGGAGCATTAAATCTAATTGATTCTAAACCTTCTCTTTCAGCACCACCAGCAGCTGCTGAGCTAACTACAACTGATGAAACTGAAGCACCGCCAACAGAATATGTTGCAGTAAATGTTGTAATACCATTAACAACATCACCAACAGTATCTCTATATGTTACCTTAACTAAGTTTCCTGACTGAGGCTTTCTACCAGTTACATTATTACCAAATGTAATCTCATACTGATTATTAGCATATCCTTGTGTAAAGAAAACATTTGATGTTGGTGTTAGACCGTATAAGTTTGGAGCATTTGTATATGCATATGATGTGGTATCTGTATTAGCATTATAAAGATCAACTTCAATTGATGTTGAATCTAGATTTTCTGACTGTAGAATATATCTCTGAGTTGTATCACCAGTTACGTTAAAGTATTCAGTTACAATCTCGCCTTCATATATATTAAATGAACCAGATTCGTATGCGCCATAGTTTGCTGTAATCACAACAGCATTGTTTGTTGTAAATGTATATGTAGTGCCGCCAATAGCAGCCTCAAATCTATAATGTTTTGGTAGTGTAACAATAGAACCAACTGAAGGAGCAGTTGTTGAAACGGTAACCTCTGCTACTGCTGATGCTCTAGACCTTGGAACATAATTAAGTTCTTTAGCATGTGATATAACAGACTCTTTTACAAGAGCAGTATCCAAGAACATTTCTGAACCAATCATATTAAGGTAATATGAGTTTAGATATGTATTGTATGTAAGAATGTCTAGTAGAACAGCAAAGTTAGAACCTTCAAAATCATAGTCAGTAAATCTCTCCTGACTCTGAAGGAATGTCTTCAAGTTGCTCTTTAGTGTGTTGAAGTCTAACTCTGAAGTAGCTAAAAATGTATTTGCCATTATCTTACTCTGTAAAGAATAACATCTAAGGTGATTGGTTCTGGAGTATTTATTATAGAAAAAACAATGCTAATGTTGACAGAATTCTGATCTGGACTTGAACTCACATATACTTCAATAAGTTGACACCTTGGTTCAAATCTTTCAATAGCTTCAAATATTTTTTCTCTAATTAAAATTTCTGTAGAAGGTTCTATATTTTCAAAAAGAAGTCCTCTAACACCACACCCAAATTCTGGATTGAAAGGACGTTCACCAAAATCAGTCAATACGATGTTTTTAATTGACTGTTTAATAGCATCATGATCAGTAATAGGAGATATATCCTCACTGACTGGGTGTACAGTGAGGTTATTAGAAAAATCTCTATATCTACTTGTATTTCTTAATGCGTTTAGTGCCATCTTTTATTTATATCCCTAACTTACCCATTCGTCATTGTTTGGATCAAAAGCTGCTACGCCAAGAGTGTTTGTTTCTGGTATTTTTATATCTTCTCTTAATGCAGCAAGAGCATTACCTAAAATACCTCCACTGTTTACCATAAACTGAGATACACCAGATGCTAATTTAAATCCATCTTGAAGTGTCGTTAGACCAACTGTTGAAAGCATATTACTTAGACTTGTAACAGAGCCAAGAATAGATGTTAATGATGTTGGAAGAGTGTATTGCTTGGCAGTATCAATATCTTTATTTTTAGTCATCAATTTATTAGCTAAATTGACAACTTGCTTTATTTCTGTATTCTGCGACTGATTACTTAAAATAGCATTCATAGCAGACATAAATGGAATCATAGTGTCAGGTCTAAA